GCCATGGCGGCGGCGATGGCCTGTTCGGTGGCGCGCTCGGCAGTGAGGCGCTGGCTGTCCTCGAGCCAGCCTCGGGCCATCCAGCCGCCGGTGGCGGTGGTGGCAAGCACCAAGGCGGTGGCGAGTAGGCGGAGCCGGGTCATGCGGCGATCTCCAGGTCTCGAACGTGGCGCCGGTAGGCGGCGGCGAGCTTGGTGTCGTAGTCGTTCTTTGCGAAGGCCGGCCCGTTGTAGCGCCGGGCGAAATCACGCCAGTCGCGGCGACGCAGGGCGGCATGGAGCCCTCGGTCGGCGGCGATGAAGCGCACGAAGGCGTCGAGCTGGGCGGCCTCGTCGCGCTGCATCGCAATGACGAAGGCTTCGGCACTCTCGTAGCCCAGCGTCCGCCAGTGGAAGCCCATGATCTGAAAGGCACCCCAGGACGCGGACTCCCAGGCGCTGGCCGGATGGATGGCGTGGGCGCGGTCCAGGCGCCGGTGCTCGCGGATCCCGCCGACGTAGCCACCGGGTTTGTCGTTGACGATGTCGGGCTGACGGCGCTGCCAGGGCACCGGGTCGATGCCGTGGTGGATCAGCCGGCGGCGCATGATGTGGCGCTCGAAGAGGATCACGGGCTCGCCGCTGGGGTGGAAGCCACGGCCCCGCGACTCGATCTCGTTGACGGCCATGATCGCGGCGAGTTCGACACCCAGAACCTCGGCGGCCAGCACCAGGTCGATCTGGCACAGGGCGAGGGGATCCGGTTTGCCGCGGTGCAGGGCCTCGCGGGTCTTGGGGCCGGCGAGGCCATCAATGACCAGGTCATGCTGACGCTGGACCGCACGCACTGCGGCTTCGGTCTCGTCGCCATACCAGCCATCGATGGCGAGGTTGTGACCGGCGCGCACCAGGTCGCGTTGCAGGGATTCGACCCGGTAGCCGGTGTCTCCATGGCGTAGCAGCATCACAGCCTCCTGAGCTTGATGACGTGAGCGACGTTGCCCCGGGCGCGCACTATCAGCCAGGCCAGTACCGCCATGACCAGGGCGATGCCCCAGCCGGCGGGATAGCCGCTCTGGGTGATGATGCGGATGGCCACGGTGCCGGTGCCGGCGATCAGCAGCCAGGCGGTGCAGGAATAGCCCAGCCGGTAGCGGGCCCCGCGGCGGCGAAAGGTCAGCAGCCGAACGCAGATGAGCAGGGCACAGAGCAGGGTGACGAGGGTGGGGGTGGTCACTTGCGGCCTCCCAGTAGCGACTTGATGTCGAGTGTCTTGACCCCTTCGATGGCGCGCAGTCCCGCGGTCACCGCGGTGGCGCTGGCGATGAACGCCGACACCGCGCTGTGCGGAACCCACTGGCCCAGCACCGGCGGGCCTCCCAGGTAGCCGATCAGCAGGCTGATCAGCAGGTAGATCAGGCGCACGACGATCGGCAGGTCCTTGGCGCTGATCACGAACAGCGTGGCGCCGCAGAAGGCGCCGATGACGGCATTGGCGTCGACGCCGGGCAACCAGCCGACCAGGGCGGCGAGTCCGGTGGCGGTGGCGACGGCGGTGGCGGTGCTGGGCTCTGCCATAGGTTCCTCTGCGTACTTCGCGCGTCTTGTGGCGCTGGTTATCGCGCTGGTTTGGCGTTAGCCGGGCGCGTTTATAGGTTCAGTCCCACAGCTGCACGGTGGGGGAGCGCTGCGGCTGTGGCGTGGCCTCGGGCAGCTGCACCGGCGTGCCCTGGGGCAGGGTCGGGCCGAGGTCGGCAACGCCGGGGTTGAGCTCAAGCATCTGCTCGGTGACGCCTGCCGTGCGGCCGAAGGCGCGATGGCAAATGGCGTCGAGGGTGTCGTGCTGCTGGGCATAGACCGTGCGAGGCATCAGATCAGCTCGATGGTGCTGTGGGGCCGGCCTTCGATCTCGGCGATCGCCCAGACGGCATCGCGACGGTAGCTGTCCGCCGGATTCATCAGGCTCTCGGCACGCTCGCGGCCGCTGTTGGTGGTGTCGTAGTCGGCGTAGCGTTCGATCAGGCTGGCGTGCGCCATGGAGTAGACAGCCCGCTGATAGAGTCCCTGGTAGACGCCTGGGGCTTGCCAGATGGGGATCGGCACCTCGTCGATGCTGGCGTGGCCGGCGTCGACCTGGCGGGCCTGCCATTCCCGCAGGGTGCGGTTGACGGTGGCGATGGCCGCGAGCAGGGCACCCTCGATCCTTGCCGCGGTAATGGCGCCGTCCAGCCGATGGCGATCGCGAAAGTCGGCGGGCGCGATGTCGGGCCAGAATCCGTTGTTCTGCACCGGCTCCGCGGCGGGGGCGCTGGTGGTAGCGGTCGAGACGAAGCTGTTCATCCGGGCTCCTGGTTGAAGGGGGTGGGCCGGGTTGCGAGCGGGTCTGCTATCTGCCTGCTCTCACTCGGCGCCCCCTGACGTCGGCGTGCGACTCGGTGGCAGCGTCAGGCCCCGTTCTGGGGAGAGCCCTGATCGCCGGCGTTCTGTTGCTTGAGCTCGCGCTCGATGCGTTCGAGATCCTTCTTCACCCCAACCTTGTCGTTCAGCGCCAGGGCGCGCTCCAGGCTGGACTGGGCCTCGACCAGCTGGCCGGCGGCGCGCTGGGCATAGCCCAGGGTCTTGAACAGCTTGGCGCGCACCTGGTCGTGCATGTCGGCCTGGCGGGTCATGATCTCGGCGTCGATCAGCTGCTTGAGCAGCGCCAAGACATCGGCGCCTTCCTCATCGAGCTGCTTCAAGCCCTGGTCGGCGACTTCCTCGGCGATGATCGCCGCGGTGGAGCGCTCGAACTGGTCGGGCGGATTCAGATCGTGGGTGAGGGCGTAACGGGCAATGGTCACGGCGCCGGCAATATCTCCGGCATCGATTCGCCACAGCATGACGCGCATCAGCACGTCGTCCTGGGCGCCCTGGCCGGCCTCGAGCACGCCGTCGACGTAGTCGGCGTACTTGGGCAGGATCTCGCGCTTGATCTCGGCCTTGCGCTCCATCGACTGGGTCGACTTGAGGCGGCGGTAGTCCTCGAACAGGGCGGCCTGCATCAGCTCATAGGCATCACCTCTCATGGGCGCTTCTCCTGCGTCAGCCGCAGCCTGAGCTGCGGTGACGCGCTGGAAGTGTCGGCGGGCGAGAGTGGTCATGTTGTCCCTCCCTTAGCTGTTCAGTGCGGCCGGTGACATCTCGATGTTCTCGACCAGGCAGCCGGCGCCGAAGTCCTCGACCACATAGGCGTCGTTCGAGGATTCGAAGTTCTCGATGCGGTTGCGCTTAGGGTTCTCGGCGACGTGGCGGCGACGCGCGCCGGTCTGCCAGTAGATCGAGAGATTGTCGAGGGTGGTCACCATGATGGCGTTGTCCGGGAAGTAGGGGACGTCCAGGCCCTGCAGGCCGCCGATGCGCTTCTGGCTGATCACCAGGTCGGCGGCCATCTGCTCGCTGGGCAGCTTCTGGTTGAGCAGCGGGAAGTACTTGTCGGCCATCAAGTTCCGCCCGACGATCACCACTAGACCCGGCGCTCGACGGTAGTGAGGCTCGATCAGGCTGTTGACGACGTCGTAGACCAGGGCGTCGAGGTTGGCGTAGTCGCCGACGATGCCGGTGACGTTGCCTTCGGCGTCCGTGGTCAGGGTCGGGTCGATCACCACCTTGCCGGCGGTCTTGCCGCCGTCCAGCACCCGGGCCGGGGCCTGGGTGCGGTAGTGCTGCAGCCAGCCGATGTTCACGTCCTGGAGCATCGGGTTAGCGACCGGATCGGTCTGTGCCGCTGCCGAGGTGCCGTTGAAGCCGATCATCATGCGGTCCAGGGCCTGCTGATGAACGATGGCGTCGCGAATCATCGCCTGGAAGTTGGGGAACTTGGCCCAGGCGTCGAGCTTGGCGTAGCCGACATGGGTGTCGAACTCGGTCATCCGGCACTCGTAGCCCTGGGCGTCCAGCGTCGAGAGGTCCCGGGTCTGGCGGTCCTGGTTGGCGACGTTGGTGCGCGCGGCGATCGGCCCGGAGACGCCTAGCGCGAGCTTCTCGCCCTTCAGCTCGTCAACGCCGATCATGTTGATGCGGTTCAGGAAGTCGCTGGACTCCTGGATGCGCTTCTCCAGACGCTGCTGGACGCTGGGATCGACGGCGAATTTCTGGGTGGCTTCCGGCACGCCGTTGAGCTTAGCCACCTGGGAGGCGAACTGGTTGAAGAGGATGCGGGTATCGTTGCGCATGAGCGGGTCGGTTCCTTAGCAGTCGGTGACGATGCCGCCGTCGTTGCCGGTGGCGCGGGAGCGGTGATGTTGGGTGGAGGGTTCGTTGTCGAGCCGGGTGTAGAGCTCGTCGAAGCGGCGCTGCAGTTCGCCATGGGCGGTCTTCAGTTCATTGAAGGCCTCGGCGGTGGGGCGCTTTTCGAGATCGGATTCCAGCGCGGCGTGGCGCTTCACGAACAGCTCGAGGGTCTGTTCCAGATCCTTGCTGAAGGCGTCGAATCCGGCCTTCGACTTGGCGTCGTGCTTCTTGAACAGGGCGGTGACGCGCTCGGTCAGGCTGGGCCCCTTCTCGGGCTCCGGCGCCGGATCTGAGAAATCCAGCTCGGTCTCGACGGCGGCGGTGAAGAGGTTGTCAATCTTCTGCTTGCGCGCGGCCAGCGGTGACGCCTGGCCCTGCTGGGCGGAGAACTGGAGCATCTCGGTACCCAGGCTGGCGGGGCTGTCGGTGACGGCCAGGCCGACGAAGTAGGCCTCTCCCGTGCCGGCGAAGTCCGGGTCGACTTCGATGCTGGTGTAGACCTTCTGTCGCTCGCCGTTGATCTGCTTGAGCTTGTCGGTGGGGTCGATGTCCGCGAACAGGCCCAGCTTGCCGTCCTCGACTTCCTCGGCCTTGACCGCTTTCACATCGCCCAGGGCGGGGAAGGGCCCGTCATGGAACATGCCGCGCATGTGCTCCATCCACACACGGGCGCCGTATTTCTTGGGGTCATAGTTGCCGGCCATCTGCGTGATCCAGTCGCGCGAGATGATCCGGCCATCGGTGGTGGCGCCTTCGGTGGCGACGCGGAAGAAGGGCATGGGGTGTCCTCGGTTCATGGGCTCTCGGTGCTGCCGTCAGGTTCCGCGTAGAGGCGTTGGGGCTCAACGCGTTGCCGGTGTCGCTGGGCCGACTTACAC